TGAACACCGTTGTAGGTGTCGTGGCCTTGATTGCGGGTTATGCCGTTCGGCACTTGCTCCAGAAATGGTTCAAGTGATGAACGCATAGTCTCAATTGTTCAACAGTGTTGCGCCCCCCGAGTGGGGGGCGTGACACACCTGCGATCAGCAGGGTGTCCAAGTAGCTGTTCACCAACAGAATACACCATGACTAACATGAAGTACCTGGCGGCCGTTTGGTCGCTGCTTGCGAAAGACACAATCCTGTCTCGTTACGTGACACCTCAAGATATCGAGGTGTTTAAAACACGATGCGAGGCTGAAGGCATAACGTTCCTGACCGATGTCCTCCCTCGGCTGGGTAAAGCGTTAGACCTGTCCTTCCGGACAGGCTGCTTTACCGAAGTCGAAGGGTTTGCACGGGCAAAGAACGCTGTCTACCCATCATTCCTTGCGAAAGCTTGGGACGTACTGATACACACAGACGGACCTACCAAGTGGCACTGGCGAGCCAGTGTCGACTTCGAGATCCGTTCGTGTATCAACGAGACCAACTGGTTTCGCGAAGGTCGGTTAGCAACACACGATGAGCTCGCGCTCATGAGTGCATTGCACGACCCTTGCGATCCTGCTATCGCGGAAGAAGTGGGTGCCGCAGCTTGTATACGACAATTGTCTTTGTTGTTTTACAAGTTAGAAGTGCCGTACACGGTTGAGCAGACCTCCGAAGTCATCAGGAACTTCCTGAAGACCGAAGAGGACCTCATAGCCGCCCGGGACAATTACCTTCCCAATGAGGGAGGTGATTGGGCGTACCCCCTGAATGGGTGGGACGCCTCCCCGGAATTTGGACAGCAGATGCTACCCAAAACGCGGTCAACTGTGAACGACGTGCTCACGAGAGCACAGCGTATCATTGGTTGGTTGTTAAGTGGAGTGAATCCACAAGATGGCCTACCTCGATATGGATCGGGTGCCAGCGCATGCAGGGTCAAACCCTGGCAAAGATGGACGAAGTTACCGAGATACATACCGCGACTTGCGGCAGTATTCCCGTATGACCAGTACTTCTTTGCAGGCATAAATCACCTCTGCGATGAATATCATCGCTTTGAGGAGATGGAGCTATGCGAGGACCCGACGGCACGAGTAGTGTTCGTCCCGAAGGATTCACGGGGGCCGCGGCTAATCAGCTGCGAACCTCGCGAATTCATGTACATTCAGCAGGGCCTGATGACCCTGTTGTATGACGCGGTCGAACACAGACCAGCAGTGCGTGATGAGGTCGGTTTTACTGACCAAACACGTAATCAACGTATGGCCCGTGAGGGCGCATGTACCGGAAGGTACGCTACGTTGGACCTGAAAGAAGCATCCGATAGGGTGTCTCTTGCATTAGTCAGAAGACTCTTCCCAAGAAATTGGGTGGAGGCCTTTGAGGCTTGCAGGAGCTCCGGAACGGTGCTTCCAGACGGAACGTATGTTCCGTTTGATAAGTTTGCTCCAATGGGATCAGCACTCTGCTTTCCCGTTGAAGCGCTTATATTCTGGTCGCTGGCTAAGGCGGCTACTGTTAAGGATCGAGATGCTCTCAAGCGTCTCTACCGTAACAGACTCCGACCCGATGAGCGTGGTTGCTTGTCGGTGTACGGAGACGACATCATCTGCGAAACCTCCTCGTACGAGCAGGTTGTCGAAGTGCTTGAAGCTGTTGGACTTAAAGTCAATACAGCTAAGAGCTATCGGTCAGGTCCCTTCAGGGAATCCTGTGGTCACGATTACTACCTAGGTGGTTACGTGACCCCGATACGGGTGAAATCCCCGTTTCGAGCAGAAGATGAGGCATCGTGCTTCCGTACCTGTGAACTCCTTAATAGGATTATTGACAGGTATGGTGAGGTTGATGCACGCGTTGTGACCGGTTGCTGTGACCTCTTTCGAGAGGCCTACGGCTTTCAGCCACCAGTGGTGCCCATAAACAGGCATTCACCTAGTGCTGAGTCCTATGGAGGAAAACTCCTCCTACGGGATCCACACCACAACACCAGGTTGGATGGGATGACTCTGCACT